TCGTTCTACCGAAGAAGCAATGAAAATTAAAGCATTGGCTGGTCGTTGGACGCTTGCGTTCTTAAAAGGTGATAACACTGTTGACCCAAAAGAAATGTCCGGTCTTCAGTCTCGTATCACTGGTGACCAGTTGATTTCTGCTGGTGCTACTGCAAACGGTGCTGCACTTAGTCTCGCAAAACTTGACGAATTGATTGATTTGGTTGATGACCCAACTCATTTGATTATGAATAAAGCAATGCGTCGTCGTCTTACTACCGCTGCTCGTACATCTTCTGTTGGTGGTTATATCACTTACGATGTTGATGCTTTCGGTCGCCAAATCACTAAGTACAATGATTTGCCGATTCTGATTGCAGATAAAGACAACACGTACGCAGATATTCTTCCATTTACTGAAGCTGCTTCAAGTGGTACTTCTACTGCAACTTCTATTTACTGTGTTTCTTTCAGTGAAGAAGGTGTTGCTGGTATTCAGAACGGTGGTATTGATGCACGTGACCTTGGTGAACTAGAGTCTAAACCTTCATTCCGTACACGTGTTGAATGGTATGCTGGTATGGCTGTATTCAAAGGTCGTTCTGCTGCACGTCTTCGTCACATTGGTGACCTTGCCGTTGTAGCATAATTGCTTCAATTAACTTAACATAAGGAGAAAAACTCATGACTATTCGTTCCGAATCCCCATTGCAAGGTGGTCGTATTTATGATACTTTGCTGCAGCTAAAAGACGCAGGTCTTGTAGCTGCTTCTGCAGCCGCTCAGGTTGCTTCTGCTGCCAAGATCGTTGACCTTGGTGCAGGTCGTTATGTTGGTGATGTTATCATCGACGCAACGGCAGTTGAAACTGCAAGCTCTGACGAAATTTACACAATCATGTGCGAATTTTCGAACTCTTCTAGTTTTGCTTCTGGTATCGTGTCTGGTGCGATGCAATATCTTGGCCACAACACTCCAATCCCTGGCGGTGCTGATGCGGTTCAAGATGTTGGTCGTTATATTCTGCCATTCACTAACCTTATCAATGGTAACCAATACCGTTATATGCGTCTTTATACGGTTGTTGGTGGTACTATCGCTACTGGTATTAACTACAGTGCATTCATCGCCAAAAACGATAACTTCAGCGGTTAATTCCTTATTGAGTCCTAGGCTTTCGGGCCTAGGACTATTCTTTTAACAAAATATGGAGATTAAAATGTCTGCGAACAATGAGAATAAAATTCAGATTAAGCCAATTGGTGGAAAACTTTCTGATGCGGTATGGGTTTACCCAATTGATGCTAAAGAAATCCTAGCACAAGGAAAACATGAAACAGTTGGTAAATCTTTACCAGGTTCTGCAGATTGGCTTCCTAAAGGTGAAGGCGGTGAAACTGAAGAAGATGATTTGACCGAAGACAAAATCAATTCGATGATTACAAAAGACCTTTTCACATTAGTTAAAGAACAAGAACTCGAAATCGACGGTTTCGATAAAATGAATTTAGCTGAAAAACGTAAAGCAGTTATTGCTGCTATTTTTGTAGAAGATGACGGAGATTTGTAATGGCACTTGTTGTAGAAACTGGCGCAGGACTTTCAAATGCTGAAAGTTATTTAAGCGTCGCAGATGCAGATACATACCACACTAATCGAGGCAATAGCGCCTGGACAGGTAGTTCTACTGTAAAAGAGGCAGCTTTACGTAAAGCCACTCAATATCTGGATGTTACCTATAATTGGAAAGGTGATATTAAATCTACAACACAAGCACTTAATTGGCCTCGTGATAACGTCATTGATTCTAATGGTAGAACGTTTGATGACACGGTTCCTCAGAAAATTAAAGACGCTACCGCCGAATTGGCGTTAGCGTCTTTAAGTGCCGACCTTCTTACTGTCACATCAAACTCAGATTATGTGAAACGTGAGAAAGTTGGAGAACTTGAAATTGAATATAAAGACGGTGCACCGGTTGGCCGAGAATATCTTTTAGTTTCTCGTATTCTAAATGGAATGTATAATTCTAGACTTGGTGGAAATACTGTGAATCTTGTGAGGGTATAATGGTTGATTATGTCAAGTTACAAAATACCGCCCAGAGACTCGTAGGATTATTCGGGACGAATTGGACACACAGACGTATCGTCAAGGGTACTTATAATCCCAGTACAAACGTACGGACGACCACGAGCACAACCGACACAACTGTCAAAGCAGCCAGATTAAATTATAAAAAAAGCCAGGTTCTTAGTGAAGTAATAAAACAAGGAGATATAAAATTAGTAGTTGAGGCAAAAGCACTTACAACGCCTCCTACTGTTGATGACGAAATGATTTCTGGAACCGAGATTTGGAAAATTGTCGATATTATAGAAATTAAGCCTGCTACAACTTCAATTTATTATGAGATGCAATTAAGAAAATGAGCATAAATTTTTCAGATTTTGATAGAGCATTAGCAACTGTTGAAAAACAGTTGGATGATGTTACTATTGAAACTCTGCAAAAAGTTGTTTTAGCTGCAGATTCAACAATTGTATTAGCAACTCCTGTTGATACTGGAAGAGCTAGAGGAAATTGGTTACCTTCAATTGGAACTCCAAGAGAAGAAGCTTTGCTTGATAAATTTGACCCTAGTGGACAAAATGCAATTGCAGAAGCTGTCGCATTAGTTTCTAGTGTTAAACCTGGTGATACAGTGTATATTAGTAATAATCTGGAATATATCCAGGCATTAAATGAAGGGCATTCACAACAAGCTCCAGCAGGATTTGTTGAGAAAGCAGTTCAAGCAGTAAAGGTAGTTTGAAATGTCGTATGAACAAAAGAGAAAGGATATACAAGGCTTTTTTGCCACTTATTTTACTGCATTAGCAGCAACTAAGATAGCATGGGATAATGTTGAGTTTGATATCCCATCTGACAAAAGTTCTTGGTGTCGTTTTTCTGTTCAACACAATGTTTCAAATTTTGTTTCATTTGGACCAAATAGAAGGACAAGAAGACAAGGTATAGTTTTCGTTCAGATATTTGTTATTGAGAATAGTGAAACCTTGGTTGCATCCCAATTAACAGATGCAGTAGTTAATGTTTTCGAAACTAAGCAGCTTGGCGGCGTAGTTTTTGAATCACCAGACGTTCGTGAGGCGGGCGTTTCTAGAGGATGGTTCCAGGTAAATGTATCTGTGCCGTTCTATTATGATGATATTAGTAGTTTAACATAAAGGAGAATAAAAATGACCGACTCAAATAGAACACAGATGGCTTATATTGAAGAAGTAACTTGGGGAACAACTCCTGGTTCACCTGCAATGGCAGAACTTCGTCTAACTAGTGAATCTCTTATTAAGAACATTTCAAACATTGTAAGCCAGGAACTTCGTTCTGACCGTCAAGTTACTGATTTGATTCAGGTATCGAAAGAGGCATCCGGAGACATCAATTTTGAATTAAGTTATGGAACATACGATAACCTTCTTGAATCAGCTCTTTTCTCTGATTGGAGTACTCCATTATCAGTTTCTGCATCAGTAATTTCAGCTGCTGCATCTGATAATAGTTATAACCGTGCTTCAGGTAGTTTTGTTAGTGATGGAATTACTGTAGGACAATGGATTAAGGTCGCAGGATTTACAGGAAATACTGCAAACAATGGTTATTCACGTGTTGTTTCCGTTGTAGCTCTTAAAATTGTTGTTACTGGGATTACTCTAGTTGATGATGCTGCAGGTGAAACTGTAACTATTACTGGTAGTTATTTACGAAATGCAGTAACTCCTAAATCCTTTACAATTGAAAAAGGCTTCTTAGATGCTACAGAATACTTCAAATTCGTAGGTATGATTGTTAATAGCTTTAGTTTGAATGTTGAAGCACAGCAAGTTGTAACTGGTAGCTTTGGATTTATGGGTAAAGACGGCACGTTAAGTGCCACACCTTTAGATGCGAGTATTACTGCAGCCAATACGAATGAAGTTATGAATGCTATTGGAAACGTAGGTTCTATTAAAGAAGGCAATACTGAGGTTTCGTCACCTAACTATGTGCGCTCTGTTAGTATTGCTTTAAGTAATAATCTACGTCAACAATATGCGGTTGGTTCTGATTCACTAATTGGAATCGGCGCTGGTAAATGTGACGTAACCGGGACAATAAATACTTATTTTGGTAATTCAGATGTTATGGATAAATTCATAGCTGGAAGTCAAACTTCTATTGATTTCCGTATTTCTGATGCAGCAGGAAATACTTACATTTTTGATATGCCACAAGTTGAATTTGATTCAGCTAATGTTGTTGCACAAGGACAAGACCAGGATGTGTTTGCTGAAATGAACTATCGTGCTATGCGTGATTCGACTTACGGCTTTACCATCCAGATTTGTAAATTTTAATTTTTAACAAACGAGGAAAATAAAATGGATTTAGATAAAGTATTTAGCACTGATGTGTCACTTGAAGAAGAAGGAGTTTGGATAACGCTAGACGAAGCTTCTGCAATTAAAATTGCACGTTTGAACAATAAAGCATTCAAACAATTGGCGGCTAAAATCGGCAAGCAATCAAAAATCATTGCTAAGCATACTGATGATATTCCAGAAGAAACTCTTATTCATTTAATTGCTAAAACTATCCTGTTGGATTGGAAAGGCATTAAAGTTAAAGGAAAAGAAGTAGTTTATTCCGTTGAGAACGCAATCAAGTTCATGACAGAGTATAAAGACTTTCGTGACCTTGTAATCGAACTTGCAAATGAAAAAGAAACTTTCCGTCGTGCTGAGATTGAGGAAAACAAAGAAAAACTAAAAAAGTCTTAGAGTGGCAACTGGCGTGGGGCGATAAAGCTGAATGGTTACTTGAATTAAGTAAAGATGCTAATCGCCCCGTTCCTGCTGCAATTCTTAATAAGCCAACTCTACCTACGGAATTGTTTGATGTGTGGGAAGCTTTTTGGTTATTAAATTCTTGCAGGCAGTCAGGGTTCTCGGTTCAACCACTCGCTTTGCAAGAGATTAAGGCTTATTTTGATATATACGGAAAAGTTGATGATTATGAGGCTTTTATTGAATATATAAAACAACTCGATATGTTATTTTTGAAAAAGGCTAAAGAAGAATATGACCGTAGTTCCAATAAGAATAAAAATAACAAGCGATGAAGCCGTTTCAGGAAAACAAACGGTAATTAAAAGCCTGCAAGAAATCCGTTCTGCAGCAGCTAATACCAATGATAAATTAGAACAAATTGGGCCTTCAGTTGAAAAAGGCACCAAACAAGCTGTAACTGGATTAGACATACTTAAAAGAACTTTAGTTGCTTTAGGTGGCATTGCAATCATTCGTGAAATCATTGGAATAGGTAATGCTTTTGGTGAATTAAGAAACAGAGTGTTATTGGTTAGCAGTGGAATAAACGAAGCAAATAAGAGTTTAGACCGATTGTTTGATATTGCTAATAAAAACCGTGCACCTGTTCAAGAACTAGCTTCTTTATTCCAAAAGGTTTCAATTGCTTCAAAAGAATTAGGAGCTAGCCAAGAAGATTTATTTAAGTTTACAGACGTGGTTGCCAAAGGTTTAGCTATACAAGGTGGGAGTGCTAATACCGCTTCTGGTGCTTTATTGCAATTGTCTCAAGCAATGGGGTCCGGTATTGTTCGTGCAGAAGAATTTAATTCAATTCTTGAAGGTGCATTCCCTATTGCATTGGCAGCAGCTAAAGGTATTGATAAAGCAGGTGGTTCAGTTGCTAAACTTCGCCAATTGATTGCTGATGGACAAATTACTTCTCAAGAATTTTTCCGTGGTTTATTGTCTCAATCTGATGAACTTGAAAAACAATTCGCCAAAATGAATCCAACTATTGCTTCTGCTGGTATTGTATTGAAGAATAATTTCATTAAAGTTCTAGGAGAATCTGAAGGCATATTTGGTTTACTTGCAGTAGGTATTCTTGCATTAGCTGACAATCTTGAAACTCTTTTGAATATCGGTACTGCTGTAGGTATTGGTTTATTGGTAGCATTTTCACCAGGTATACTTGGAGTCGCAATAGGTTACATCACAACAGCAGTAACCGCTTTGACAGTGGCAATTGCAGCAAATCCAATTGGAGCGCTGGTTGTGGTCGTAACGGCCGCCATAAGCGCTTTGGTTTTGTTTTCAGACAAGATAAGTTTAAGTTCTGAGGGAATTGCTACTTTGTCTGACCTTATTTCTGTATTCGCTGAAGATATTGGTGCAGCATTTTCTGAAATTGGACAATGGTTTTCTGAAACATTTGCTCCATTAAGTGGATTAGTCCAAAATGTTTTTGGAGATATGGAGTTTTCAATCGCAGGCATTCTTAAATTTACAGCGAACGTTATCGATCGTTTTATTGGATTGTGGAGAGGAGCTTATATGGCAATCGTTGCTATATTTGAAAATCTTCCTAATGCTTTCATGGATATATTCACTCGTGCTCTGAATGCCTCAATAGGTCTTGTTGAAACTGGAATCAATAAGATTTCAGGTGCATTAAATAATCTTCCTGGTGTTGACATTGGAAACACTA